ATTCAAGACAGTCAAGACGGACCAATACGCCAGGATATGGTTGAGATGGAACAAGCAGTTTGAAACGATCAGCATCACAGACGATTTCACGTCAGTGGCAGGCAAGACAGTGATAATAGGAAATACAGCACAAGGTATCAGCACGATAATAGCAACGCCCCGTGGTGAACAGTACAGTCACACTGCCATGGCCGTGAGCCTACAGACCGTGCTGAACGGTGAGAACATAGTGAGGCTGGACACTGCCACGTTCCTCGAATATGTCGCCGCAGGTGTGCTGGCAGTGGTGATAATTTTATTGGCAGGCTTCGCCCCCTACTGGTTGGTGGCGGCTGTACTATTGACCGTGTGGTCAGGAACGGCCTATGGTGCCTACTTCTATTTCACGAAGCACCTACAACTGTGGGACGCTAGTTGGATCATATTGGTCACCACCATCACGGGATTCCACGCGGTGTTCAACAGGTTCGTCAAGGAGTTCAGCCTCAAGCAACAGATCAAGAAACAGTTCGGCACGTACCTATCACCTGACATGGTGGCACAACTACAGAAGAATCCCAACCTGTTGAAGTTGGGTGGAGACTCCAGAGAACTTTCAATAATGTTCACTGACGTCAGGGGATTCACCACCATATCAGAACACTATGGCCGGGACGTACAGGGACTGACGAAGATCATGAACAGGTACATGACCGCCATGACCGCAGAGATACTGGAGAACAAGGGCACCATAGACAAGTACATCGGAGACGCACAGATGGCGTTCTGGAACGCTCCTTTAAAAGACACCAGGCACGCGGAGAACGCCGTGAACACGGCCATAAAGATGCTGAAGAGTCTTGAACGATTCAACGAGGAGATACAGCAGGAGGGCATACCGGCATTCGGAATGGGCATGGGCATCAACACCGCCGAGGTGGTAGTGGGCAACATGGGATCAGACCAACGCTTCGACTACACCTGCCTGGGAGATGGTGTGAACCTTGCGGCACGACTGGAGGGACAATCCAAGACATATGGTGTTCAGATAGTGTTGGGACCAGAGACCGCACAACAGGTCAGGGGCAAGATAGACGTGTTCGAACTGGACTGCATAGCGGTCAAGGGCAAGACCATAGGGGTCAAGATCTACACAGTGGCGAATGAATCAGAACATCACAGGCAGTTCCTTGAATCATACTACTCGGGTGATTGGGAGGAGGCCTCGAAGCGATTGGACACAGCCAAGGAGTTCCACGAGGACATGGCGGAGTACTACGCCAACATGCGTTCTCGTATCGAAGCGGGCAAGCCAGTGGACTGGGACGGCACGTTCAGGGCCACAACGAAATAATTATTTCTTGGTATTGCCTGTTGAGTCGAAAGATTGCGAATGGCTCTTGTATTTTGAGAGTATCTCGTCCAGCTCATCTGAACGCCCGGACTTGATGATCTCTTCCTTGTATTCCAGCACCATGCTGAGTTTGGTGTTCAGCCTGATCATGTCGTTGTCCAGCATGCGGATACGATCCACAAGTTTGATCAGTGTGCTTGAAGCATCACCCATCACGGGTTTGATCTCCTCAGTCACCCATTTCCAGATGTAGAAAACGAAGTAGCCCAGTCCCATGGCCGCGACTATGGGGAACCCGAAGTCCTTGATCATTCCTGCTATTCCACTAGTCTCGGCGAGCATCGTTCTTCCCCTCGTTGGCGGCGATCCTGTCAGCGTTTGGTCTTATCTTCAAAACGTAACTCAAAAGTGCGTCAATTTTCACAAGATCGTTGTTCATGGTCTGCACCCTGTTGTCCAAGGCACCTATTATGGCCTTCAAACTGTTTACGGATCCCGTAACCGAGGCCAATATAAATTTCAGCGTGATGAACACGAAAGCGCCCGCGGCTATGGCTCCCGCTATGGGGAAACCCACTTCTGCTATCAAAGTCACGAAATCCATAATGTGTGTGTATTTACCAAGATCATGAACCGCTAGTTTAATCAGTTTTACCAGACCTTAAATACTTTACATGAAATTCATAATGGTCATACTCATATGCATCAGCGGGCACTGTCAGTCCTTGTACGAGGAGAAGTTGTACGACACCAAGGCCATCTGCGAGTCAGAGGCCATGGAGGCCAAGGCCTACATGATGAGCACCTATCCCGACAGCGAGGGCGAGATACACTGCCTGGACGAGAAGGAGTTCCAGGAGTACTGGGACTGGTGGCTGAAGCAGGCCGGAGTGGAATCCAACAAAGACGCCTAATTGACATTACCAACATAGTGTAGTATAATAGTGGCATGACCAAATGCTGGCAGATTGAACTGACTTTTCCTGACACGAAGATCAAAACCTTCGTGTACTCGGACAATGAAAAAAGCATAAAAGATCGATTCAGGGAAGACCTTTGTGCTGTGAAAGTGTTGGGTGAGATAGATGATCCAATTTCTGAGTCCAAACAAACCCCAAGCAAGGAAGAGACACACACATGATACACGCCATGATAGATCTAGAAACTTTGAGCACCAACCCCAACGCGGTCATACTGACAGTGGGTGGTGTCAAATTCGATCCATACACCACGGCGGAGCCCGCACAGGGCATGTACTTCAGGGTGGACGTGGACTCACAGACTGAGATGGGTCGTGATGTGATGCAGGACACACTTGACTGGTGGGGTCGACAGGATCCTGAGATCATGGAAGAGGCATTGGGAGATAAAGATCGTATTTCTTTGGACGCCATGATCAAAACGATTAACAAATGGTCGGTTGGAGTGGACGTGTTCTGGTGTCAGGGACCATTGTTCGACTACGCCATACTACAGAATCTATACACACAACTGGGACACCCACAACCATGGCAGTACTGGCAGATCAGGGACTCGAGGACGCTGTTCTCATTGGTGCCGAGGGAGACCGAGAAGAGAGTTGGGTTACACAACGCACTGGAGGATTGCTACTTCCAGGCAAGGAAAGTTCAAAGGGTTTACAAACAACTAGGAATAAAAAATGATAGGTATTAAACACGCCTATAAGATTGTGGCACAAACTATTATCACACACATTAGAGCAGACCTACAACTGCACTTCTTCTGGGCCATGTTCCTGACACTGTTCGCGGTGTTCTGGCAACCGTTAATATACCTGGGATTGGCGGCCACTGTCATTAAAGAGTTACTGGATCTATGGACGAAAGGACACTGGAGTTGGGATGACTTCGTGTTTGGAGTCATGGGATGGATCATGGGTGCGTACTTCGTTGGCTTGATCGCATGAAGTGGTACCAGATAGAAGACCTGTACACCATAGAGCGATACAAGATACGACACAATCGTAATCCCAAGACACCATGGATAAGATTGTCCTGTGTTTATAAAATCAAAATTGGAAACAAGATAGTACACGTGGGCAGGTCGGACACCTGCAGGAAACATGGAGGTGCCGAGAAGGTCAGGAAGGCCCTAGTAAATCTATTGGACGTGCATGATCACAATCCCAGTGTGCCCAAGACCAAGTACTGGCAGGAAATCAGGTTGCGACATAGACCAAATTCCAGTAATATAAGGATAGGAATAATAGAAACCAATGCAATCGAAAAAACCTATCTACAAGAAGCCATTTGAACCCATACACAACTTCGAGGAGAGCACATGGATGGGCAACGACACTCCCTTCTATGAGAATGAATTCACGGCGGTGTTCCGGGACAAGTATCCTTGTGTGAAAGGACACATACTGTTCATCCCCAAACAGGACACACCAGAGGCCATAGGCGAAAGTTACAAACTGGCCTACTACTGTGGCCGTGAGTGGATCAAGGAAGGCAAGATGGCGGGATTCAATGTGGGCATGAACATCGGCAACTGCGCCGGACAGACCATCATGTGGCCACACATACATTTCATACCCAGGCACGAGGGTGACGCAGACAAAAAAGGCGGAATGAGATACGCACACCCAGGGGCGGACCACTATGAATATTACTCAGAGGATGACAATTATGAAAAGAACAAAGAAGAAAAAGAAAATCAGTAGAAAGATCATATCGATGCCCATCTACACGTCACCGGATGGTGGCGAAACTGTGTACGAACAATTACCAAATGGTGAACGCAAACTGGTGGAACAATCGCAGAAGGCCAAGGACAACGAGCAAGCCTTCGAGGAGTTGGACATGGTGGGCACGGAAGCCATAGCATTGAGAAGGAAACACCCAGCACTGAAGAAAGCATGGGATCAATACCGCACCATATGGCATTTAATCAACGAAAATGAGTGATATGTACAACTATTCCAATTTCAATTTTACCAGCAGTGTACGTGCTTCTGTGTGCGTCTAAAGGGGTGATTAAATAGCGTTATGACCAAGTATGTGAGCATAATAGGCAACGGTGAGAGCAGGCGTGGATTTGACATCTCTCCATTGAAATCGTTCAGCACGGTAATTGGTTGTAATGCCATATTCAGGGATTTCATCACTGAGTACCTTGTGTGTGCTGACCGCCACATGTGCCAACAGGCCGCCAACGCTGTGGGCAAGGGAACCACAGTATTCACCAGGGACCGATGGGCAGGGCAGTTCGCCGCGTGGCCCAATGTTCGTAAATTACCAGACTTGCCCTACTCGGGAGATAAAAGACAGGATGATCCGTTCCACTGGGGTACCGGACCGCATGCGGGCAACCTGGCACTGACCTTCAAACCCAAAGCCATATTCATGTTGGGTTTCGACTTACACCCACTTGAAAAAGACAAGATCAACAACATGTACACAGGTTCAGAGGGATACACTTACATCAAGAGACCAGTTGACCCATCTTACTGGATCTACCAGTTCCACAAACTGATGGGCTACTCGGATCCTGACGTGAGATGGATCGTGGTAAACCATGACCGTTGGGAGATGCCCACGGAATGGAAACACCATCCAAACGTGTTCCAGGAGACCTACGACGGCATGGCCCGATTCATCAACAAGCAGTTGACAAAGAAATAATACCAAATATAATACAAGCATGACAAGACCAATGGTGGAACACCTGATGGTGCAACAGCAGATACGCGGACCACACCGAGAGTGGAAACACATGGTGGCCGTGATGTGCCTTAACCTAACATACAGGAAACACGTGAAGATAATCCTACCACGACTGTTCAAGCGATATCCCAACCCACGGGCATACCTGCGTGGCAGGTTGAAAACACAACAGGAGATGTTGCGACCTTTGGGCATGTGGGAGGTGAGATCAAAAAGGATAAGGAAGATGACCGAACAGTATCTCGCATGGGATAAAAAAGAGGCCAGCGACCTGCACGGCATCGGCAAGTATGGTTCGGACAGTTACCAGATATTCTTCCAGAACACGATACCTGCCAACGTCCAGGACAAGGAGTTGCGGAAATACATTGACAAGATCACGGGATAGTTCTATAATAGTGATATGTTTGAAAAATACAAAGATGGAGATCTCATCACTCTAAAACTGGCTTCCGGAGAAGAGGTCATAGCGAATTACAAAGGCAACGACGACTCTAGCGTGAGCATAGAGAAAGCACTCGTGCTGATGCAGGGACCTCAGGGATTGGCATTCGGTACGTTTTTCTCCACTGCCAGACAAGAAGAGACAATCAAGATAGCCAAGGCACAGGTGATCGCGATCGCGTACATCAACGACAAGATCGAGGGCGAGTACAAGAGGATATTCTCCACAATACAGACACCTCCCAAACCCAAGATCATAACCTGATGAAGCACTTCGAGAAACACAGCAGGGGAATGAAGGCACTGGTGGACACATCAGAGGCACTGCTCAACGCCATGGAGACGCATGGCATAGACCCGGAGACCGTGGCCAACAGACCGGAGTTCTCGGTGTTGGTGCATTTCCTCAAGAGCATCATCGATGGTGAATTAAATATACCCAACGAGCTGACCGACAAGATAAGAGACTCGGCCATGCAGTTGGAGATTGATCAGAAGATGAACAAGAAGTTGAACTGATGATCGAGAGGACTCAAAGACTTTCATCCCTCTATAAACACTCTGCAAGTCATCGAAACAAGGAGAAAAGATGACTTACTACTCAACAAAAACATACGGACACAACATAGGACTGGCCTGCGTTTTCAGACAGCCCAATGCGGACCACTCGCACTGCCACTTGCTACACGGCTATTCGTTAGCGTTCAGATTCACTTTTGGATGCAACGAGCTGGACGACAAGAACTGGGCAGTGGACTTTGGGGGTTTGAAACCCTTGAAGAAATGGTTGGAGGATCACTTCGATCACAAGATGGCGGTGGACCGGAATGACCCACACCTGGACAAACTAAAGGAACTGGAGAAGCACGACCTCGCGGAGATCGTGGTGTTCGACGGTGTTGGTGCCGAGATGTTCGCCAAGCACGCCTTCGACTTCGCTGACCAGTTGATCAGGGATAAGACCGACGGCAGGTGTTTCGTAGAGAGTGTGGAGTGCATGGAACATGGAGCCAATAGTGCCATTTACAAGCGACAAGACTAATTTTTTAGAAGAGAAGATAGTAGTCGGACTAAACAACATCTCCTACACGATAGATGTCTACGACACACCTATAGGCAGGAGGTGGTTGAAGGCACTGGAAGATAATCTAAGGAGCAGGAGAATACTAGAAAAGAACTTCTGTTTCCTGGGGTTCGCTGACTCTAAACGCGATCTTAACTACCTCGTAAGAGAGTTGAACAAAAGCATAGCCCAGATCAACTCGTTTAAATTCAATCCAGCATATGAACATATACACGCGTTTCGTTCAGAGGATTTCCAATACAGTAGCTCACTTCCGATAGGCAAAGCAGTGAACGGCGACATAATGGCAACGCCCGGAAAAAGGCTCAAGCATGAAAGTTGTAACCTACTTCATAGGTATTTTGAAGAACTGCAGGGAACCGCATGGAACTTGTCAGACTTCTACAAACAGGCGGACGCAGAAACAAAATACGCGATAAGGCAACTGAACAATATCTGTCATGAAATAGAAGGTTGGGTACACGCAGATCGTAAGAAAGCATTTGAACCTGAATGGATGCGACCCTCACAGATTACAACTTTCTTAAATGCCCCTAGGTATGATCTACACGACGAAGACTTTGAACTTTTCAAACACAATAGATATGATCGGGAACTAGGAGGGGTATATCTGCACTGGAGCCAGGTCGGCAAGACACTTTTCGAGGTATGGAGGGACGAAAGGGCACCACTGATGACAGAAGCACTGTGTTCAGAGATAAACCACCAGAAATATTACTCTGGCGAGTTTGATGTGGAATGGGGACAAACAATCATCGAGGAAACAAACGATTTTAAGAAGAAGGAAATGGATGACTACAGGAGATGGCTAGCAAAAAACAATTATGATTGGCATGATTCCAAATTAAGCCTGGGTTACATCAAACTTGGACAAGTAGACATCAGCAACACATTCAAGAGTATGAGCGTTCAGGAAATACATAATTTGCTCAATGAGAATTTAAATATTAAAAGTATCAAAATAATTTCCGATAACGCTATGGAATGTGCGTATCCATACACGCTCGACAGTGAAGACTGGAAACTGATACAGATGGAAGGACTGAAAAGTGGATATCAATCACGTAGTATGCGTTAAATGGGGGAACAAATATATCTCCAAATACGCCAATATCCTTAACAGCATGGTCAGAAGACACACTACAGTGCCGTACCAATTCCACTGCCTTACAGACGACCAAACTGGATTGGACCCAGACATCGATGTTGTAAAACTACCCAATCACCCATCAATCAAATCATGGTGGAGCAAACTGTGGATGTTCTCATCCGAGATGCCAATAAAAGGCAACATTTTATTTTTCGATCTGGACGTGGTCATATTTAATAACATAGATTCCTTGTTCACACACACAGGCAAGTTCAACATTATCAGGGATTTCAACAGGTGCAGAATCAAGGACTGGAAGTTGTCCAACTCCAGTTGCATGAGATGGCAGGCAGGCACAATGAATTATTTGTGGGATGAGTTCAAGAACAACTCCGCAAAGATAATGCAACAGAACCACGGTGACCAGGACTGGATAACCAAGAGGGCTGAAAAAGACATAAATTGGTGGCCAGAGGATTGGATCAGATCATACAAATGGGAGATGGTGGGCTTCAAGGACACCAAAATGGTTAACAAAAACGGCAAAAGTGTTTTTAACGTGCCCGCTAAAATAGAGCCTGGCAATAGAGTGGCCGTGTTCCACGGCAAACCCAATCCCATGGAGTGTGGCGACAAATTTGTCGAGGACAATTGGAGATGAGTTTCAAAAACACACATAAATGGCCATTGGAACACTGGCATATAGAACTTTGTTCCAAATGCAGTCTACAGTGTCCCAGATGCAGTCGACAGGAGGTGCCCCAAGGACTGATCAATAGAGATCTTTCTCTAGAATGGTTCAAACAAAACTTCACGGGAAGATTACTTACAGATGTCAAGAAATTAACTTTCTGCGGTGATGACGGAGACCCGATTTATGCGAAAGACCTCCTGAAAATACTGACTTGGTTCAGAAAAAATAATAATCAAGTGCAGTTTGTTATTGTTACCAACGGATCCTACAAAACGAGATCTTGGTGGGAACAACTTAAAGGTATACTAAACGACAAGGATCATATACATTTTTCATTAGATGGGTGGAATCAAGACTCCAACAACATCTATAGGATCAACTGTGACTGGAATTCGATCATGCTAGGTGTGGAGGTCATGAAAGACGCCTCGGCGTTCAAGACATGGGCCGCCATTGCGTTCAAATTCAATGAGGACAAAATAAATTATATGAAACAGATCGCAACACAGATGAACTTTGACAGTTTCCAACTGACTTTGAGTTCGAAGTTTGGTAAAAACTATGATGCCTATCCAAAAGACGATCCCCTACAACCGAGTGATAGATTTATTTCGGTAGGTAGATTCACAAGAATATTAACACCATTGACCGACAAAAGATGGCAAGACAACTGTATCAACATTTTCACAAAGAGATTTAATAATACTGATAATACAAAATCGATCATACCCCTCTGCATGATTGGTAACAAAGGACTATATCTCAATGCTGAAGGAAAATTTTACCCTTGTTGTTGGACGGGATTGAGATATGAACATAACAGAAATATATTTGAGTACATAAAACCCAACCAAACACTTGGGCAAGTGTTGGACGATCCCTTGTGGTCAACACTTTTCAATAATTTTTCCTCTATAAAAGAGTGTGGGGAGAAATGTTCCGCAGAGAAATGGAGCCTAGAACATGCGACAAGTTGGTAAGAGTTTTGGCAGGATAAAAGTCAAGAGAGCCAAACCAGGGCTGGACGAGGTGCCTGAGGACTGCGGGTACATGAAGAAATTTTGCTTCAACATAGACATGAATTCGAACGGGATATCTGGTGAATGCATAGAATGGTGCCAGATCAACTGCGAGGGCAGATGGGGTTGGTGGTTCGAGCCCGTGGGTGAGATCGAGAACCCCAAGAACCACTGGGAGGATCAGAACGCCTACATGAGTTTTGAAAAGAAAAGGGACGCCACACGATTCTGGTTGGTTGTGGGAATACAAAACATGGGCGACAGGAACGGATAATTACTAGTATGAGCCTATTCATTATAACAGACGCCGCCAAGCAACAGATGGAACGACTGCTGGCCAAGAACCCAAGCAAGTGGGCAGTGAGCCTAATGGTCCTAGGTGGAGGCTGTGCTGGCTTCAAGTACGAATGGGCGTTCATAGATCGTCAGGAAGACGTTGGTGAGGGTGACCACGTGGAGGACTGGGGCACTGGTCGATTCGTGGTGGACGAGACATCCATGCTGTACGTGGCCGGAACCAAGATAGACTGGATCGAGGAGACATTCGGATCACAGTTCGAGATAAGCAATCCCAATTCAACATCAGCCTGCGGGTGTGGAGAATCGTTTGGTATCTGATGGACACCGCATTCGTGATAGGCAACGGTGAGTCTAGGAACATTTTTCCAATAGATAATTTAAAAGGACACGGAATCATATATGGTTGCAACGCCATATACAGGGACCATCCCAAGTTGTGTGATCACATAGTGGCCGTGAGTCCCGAGATGTACGAGGAACTGTCACGGTGGCACAACGACTGCAAGGAATCGCCCAAAATATACAGCATCCATGACATAAGCAAGTGGAACTACATCTGTGACGGTGACAAGGAAACGGATGTTCCAGTGGGACTGAAGATCTACAGGATGTGGCGAGGTGGGAATGTCAAGAAAGGTGGCCGGATCAAGACCAAGGACTTCTCTGAGGCCAGAGGATCAGGATGCAGTGCGGTGCTGATGGCGGCCGAATCAGGCATACGGAATGTTGTCATAATGGCGTTTGACATAATGGGAGCCCAACAGTGGGAGATGGACACACCCAGCAGGATACAGAACAACATCTATAAGGATTCAATAAACTACCCAGGACGCGAGAGCATGAAGGCCTATCTGAAATATGAATGGATGTACCAACTGAGGCAGACCTTCAGGCGTTTTCCTAACACAAATTTCTATTTCATAAACAGGAAAGAATATCTGGAAGGCAATCCGTACCTGAGATGGTACTTCGATCGACCCAACATACGGTCGGGCATATACGCTGACCTACAGAGATGGATCACGGGATCGCGTGACGACATCAAGTGGCGTGAGTTATAAAGTCCTGGTACTGCTGGCGTCCAGTTGATACACCCTACGCATCTTGACACCCACGCTCTGGGCGAACTTCTTGGAATCACACTTGTTGCACACGTGCTTGTAGTCGTTTGATGCACGTGCTGGATCAACTTTGCTTTTGGGCCTCATGAATGTCTCTGAACAGGCATCGCATCGGAACACGTAGATCAGGTTCTTCCTGCGATAGTTGTGCATGGTACCCAGTTTGCTCTCCCTCTTGTACAACTTCATTGTTTTTAGGGTTTCTATGAACATATTAGTATTTAATAAATACGAATAACACATTATGGCGAAATTAACGATAGACACAGGAACACTAGGCAATCCATCGACGGGCGACACTTTACGCACGGCCATGACTAAGATCAACACCAATTTCGATGAAGTTTACCAACTGGTTGGTGATGGATCAACGGGTCTAATCACAACAGCGATAACGAACGGTGATCTTAAAATTCAACCAAACGGAACAGGTAACGTAGAGATAGACAGCCTACAGATTTCAGACACCACAATCACTCCGCTTGTCACGAATGCAGATCTCACACTCGGAGTAAATGGTACAGGTAACCTAGTTGTAAACGACGATAGACTCATCATAAACACTTCTAAGACTGCGACAGGGGTTGGCAGTTCCGGAGATCGAGCAGGTTCAATATCATGGGATGGCACGAACCTTTACGTCTGCACAGCCAACTATGACGGGGTGACTGCAATTTGGAAAAAACTAGTACTACAGGCGATATAAGATGGCGCAGGAAATAATCAACATCGGTATACTCGCTGATGATGGCACGGGTGACACCATCCGAGGTGCCGGCATCAAGATCAACGCGAACTTCACGGAGTTGTACGCCACCGCACTCGCACAGACGCAGATAGGACTACTGGGCAACAACATCAGCACCACGCAGAGCAACGCGGACCTGGTTTTCGAACCCTCGGGCACAGGGGCAATCGTGTTCCCAGGCATAACCATTGACAACAACAACATCCGGGCCAACAGGACCAACGACGACCTAGTGATCAGACCCAACGGCACGGGATCAGTGGTCATAGACGCACTGTCATTCTCGGGCACGAGCATACGGTCACAGGATTCCAGCAACGTGAACATGAATGAAAATCTAAACGTGGATGGTGCGCTGTTGGCAAGTGACGCACTGACTGTTTCGGGTGCCACCACATTCACATCCACACTGGATGTCACGGGCGCTTCAACCCTTTCATCACTGACCGTTTCCGGCAACACCAGTTTCGTGGGCACGACCACCATAGACAATTTAACGTTCAACGACAACATAATTTCATCCAGTTCCAACGCGGACCTGATGCTGACACCAGGGGGAACCGGAGTGGTCAAGGTTTCCAACCTCACCATAGATTCCAACATAAATCTGACGGACAACGTGATCCGTGTCACTAATTCGGACTCGGACCTGACACTGTCGGCCAATGGATCGGGAGTGGTCAGGATAAACAAGATAGACCTGGATCAGGGCACAGTGGACAACACAGTCATAGGTGGCAACGGTCCAGCAACAGGCACGTTCTCATCACTGGGATTCCACACCGCTAACGCGGCCACGCTGTCGACGGCGGGAATAACGATCACGGACAACAAGATCACCACGACGAGATCGAACGAGGACCTGTCCCTGTACGCCAGTGGATCTGGCAACGTGGTCATCAATGGTTTCCGACTGCCCAACACAGACGGGTTCGGTGGACAACTGCTCAAGACCGATGGCTCCAAGACATTGACATGGGACAACACACCACCATTCGTGGTCTCCAACACGGACGTGCAGGACGCCACGGCCACGGTGCTGGGGAGCAGTTCGGCCGCGCAGGTCATAGATTCCTGGTCCGCATCAACCTACAGGAGCGTCAAGTACCACATACAGATTTCCGACGCCACCGCAGACAGGTACAGCCTGGTGGACGCCAACGTCACGCACGATGGATCCACGGCCTACATCAGCACGTTTGGCAGGTCGGGCAACGGCACGGGTGACGGATCAACCGCATACGAGTCCCTGGAACTGTCCGTGGACATTTCGGGCGGCAACGTAAGGTTGCTGGGAAGAGTAAATAACACTAACAACCAGGTGGTAAAACTGGTCAAGAGGGTAATAAAGGTTTAAACGATGGCACAGCAGACACTGAACGTGGGAACAAACGCAAATGACGGCACAGGTGACACATTACGTGTGGCCATGCAGAAGGTCAACGACATGTTCACGGAACTGTACCTATCGCCACTATCAGCCAGTGATTTCGAGTTCTCGGGCAACGAGATCAGGGCCACCAGGAGCAACGATGACATAGTGTTCAAGCCCTCTGGCACGGGTGCGATATCCATGCCGGCCATGAGGTTCAACGGCAACAACATCGAGGGAACAAGATCCAACGAGGACATCAGACTACTGCCCGCAGGCACGGGTTCGGTGGTGTTCGGATCCCTCAGCATTTCAGGAACATCGCTGAGCTCCGATGATTCCACGGCAATAAACATAAATGACAATCTCACAGTGGACGGCACGGCCACTATCTCCGGCACCGCCACGATCACGGGAGCCACCACATTACAGTCCACACTGGACGTTACGGGGGCGACCACATTGAGCACACTCGACGTGACTGGCAACACCACGTTGGCGGGCACCACGACCATAGACAATCTCACATTCAACGACAACATCATCTCGTCAAGTTCCAACGCCGACATCAGGCTGGAGCCGGGCGGGACTGGAGCCGTGGTTATAGCGTCCCTGACAGTGGACGACAACATCAACATCACGGACAACGAGATCACCACCACGCAGAGCAACTCCGACCTGGTGCTGACACCAGCGGGCACAGGCAGTGTGGTTATAACATCGGACGTGGACATCAATGGTGGCGCCATAGACAACACCGTGATCGGAGGCACGACACCGGCCGCGGGCACGTTCACGACACTGACAGCCAACACGTCAGTGACCATAGACGGGGTCACCATCACTGACAACACCATATCCGCCAGCAGGTCCAACGATGACCTGGAACTCGCAGGCAGTGGATCGGGCACCATCACCATTAATGGTTTCACCTTCCCACTAGTGGACGGATCATCGGGAGAATTCCTACAAACCAACGGCGCGGGACAACTGAGCTTCGCCAACCTATCTGCACCCACCACCCTCAATCACTCGGAGATCGGAGACAGCACCACCACAGTGGCATCATCCGCAACGTCAGTGATCGACACCTGGGACGCCACAGCATACAGGAGCGCCAAGTACTACATCTCCGTGTCAGACACCACCAACAGCAGGTTCGAGATAGTGGAAGCCAATGTGGTACACGGACCCAGTGCGGACAGCACCACAGAGGCCTACATCAGCACCTTCGGTAACACAACAAACCACACGGATCCACTGGCCACCTACACTGTGGACGTGTTGAATGCTACAGTGAGACTGAAGGCCACCAACATAACCAACGACAGCACGGTGTTCAAGATACAGCGTGTGCTGATAGACATCTAATAATTACGTTAGGTTTATAGAATCTGCGATAAATATCCATAAAAATAAGGATTTACATAAAGTATGGCTAGACAAACAATCAACATTGGTACCACCGCTAACGATGGCACGGGTGATCCACTAAGAACTGCATTTGACAAGATAAACGACAATTTCATTGAACTGTACGGCGCGGACGGTGACTCGAACACGTTGGCCGGCAACCTGGACATCAATGGTTGGAACATCATATCATCGCGATCAAACGAAGACATTAGGATTTTACCTGCAGGCACTGGCGGAGTCATCGCTTCGGCAGTGAGGATAGCGGGCACAACCATCAGCTCGGACGACTCCACACAGATCACCATAGCGGAAAACGTGCAGACCACAGGCACACTGAACGTGTCAGGTGCGGCCACTTTG